GACCATTAAGGCGCATCATTTCTTCAGCGTCTGTGTTCTTGATAACTAGCTCTAGCATGAGCCTAAACATCTCACGCATGCCGCCCTCAGCGAAGTTGCGAGCAATAACCTCTACCTGCCCGGCACCTGCCTGCATAGTAGTTGCTACTGCCGTCGCTGTTGCGTTCTGTAGAGCGTCTGGGTCTAGGCCTAGTGATGCCCTAGATACGCCTGTCTTCTGTTCTGTCTGAGCGTCCATGTACTGCAGCGCGGGAAGGGTTGTTCCTGCAACAAAGGGCACACTCATCTCTTGGATGGCGCCCGCCTGCTTAACTCTGACAATGGCTCCAATCTCGTTGTTGAGCATGTCGTCCATGTTAACCAGGTCTTCAACCACAGCCGTGCGCGGGTTGTTGGTCAGCGCTACGTTGTCTAGAACACCTCTGAGCATTGACGTAGATGCGTCTTGGTCTTCCATAATCAGGTCAGCAATAGACCGGCCATAGAATGCGTGAGGCTCAGGATCGCACTCAAACACAGCAAACGGAACCTCGTCGCATGGCATAAAATCTAGCAGCTTGTAGCTGTTACCGCCCATCACAAACTTGTGCAGGATAGGCTTACCGTTGCCCTCAACGTCTACACGCATATAGGCTTCAGTGATTAAGACCACCTTCATAGACGGATCGTTATAGTCTTCCTCTGCTCGGTCACGAGAGTATCCACGTCGTGCGAAGTCCTCCTCGTCTACCAGAGTGTCGGTCTCAGATATTCCTGACAAGTCTGAGATCTCATCAAAGTCAAAACCCATTGCCGCTACGTCACCGACACGCATCTCTGCCCGGTGAGCAACCACATAGGCGTCATCTAGGCTGCGAGCGTTACGGTCCACGAAAAACTCTTCTGGCGGCACTGACTCAACGCAGAGCTTGCCCTTGTCAGTGTAGTAGGCGATCTTAACGTCGTGATACTTTTCTTCTATCTCCATACCCATCTGATCTACATTGATCTCAATGGTCTCGGAGTGCTCGAGTACCTCTACGTTATCGTCACTCACTAGATAGGTGAACTCGTTGTCTGAGAGGTTTGTAAACGTATGTACTTCGCTCTGCTGATAGTCTTCCCAGTAGATCTTAGCTACGCCATTCTTCTTTACTAGAGCGTCATGGAATACGTCATTAAGGACCTTGTAACCGCCGATTTCGCCAAACTTCCAGTGCATGTATGTCGTTGCTTGGTCGGCACTAGCGACGTCCTCCGGTCCTTGTGGGATGTACTCCACAGGCTTTTCGTTAGACAAGAATATACGCATTAGGCTTGGCTTGATGCCACGGACAATATCTCGCACCTTAGTGGCAACGACCTTTGAGCGGCCACTCTCCCAACCTAAATCCGTCTCACCATCAAAGTAGCGTTGAGCTTTAATACGCTCAGGCGCAATCTCGCTCTCAACGAAGTCCACTGCGTCAGATATAGCGTCAGCTACAATGGTCTCGATTTCGTCATCTGTAAGTTGCTTTGGCTTCATTGATTACCGCCTGTAATTCCACTTAGTAAGCCTACGCTCTGCTGAGTTGTTGCTCGCCTAGCAGCAGGAGCCACTTGAGATATCCTGGTAGAAATCATGTCCATCAGTCTATCAAGTGCGTCTTTATTGTTTAGAGCATCCATAACAAGAGATGGATTATCTGAATAAAGAATATCAACCACACCCATCCGCTCCGCATCGCTTAGTCCTGGTGTCTCTTTGGCAATCATCTTAGAGACCATGCCCACTATAGCTCTAGGATCAAAATTAGCGGCCCTGCCGATTTCTTCTAGGCCGACATTCATCCCAGATGCTGTCCGCTCCCTTCGCAAGAGCTCAGTTGGTGAGCCTGCCGTGTTAGGTAGCTTAGATGCTATTTCCTGAGATTGCCCGGCAATATCTAACTGCATAGATAAACGGTCAATATCTTCCTCTGGCAGAACGTATCTTAAGATAGTTCCAAATTGAGAGTCTTCTTTAGCCATGATGCCTAGAGTTGTTTTGTTCTTTTTGGCTTTAAATCTAATAGCTGCCATAACACCGGCCCTGTAGGCCTGTAATTGCTCTGGCTTGTTTGCCAAGTCTTCTATAACATCTTGAATCTCGTCAGGGTCTTTGCCAAGCGCTAATTTGCCTTGCTTGAAATTCTCACTAATTCCTCGCCTAGTGCTTGCAACCATTCTTGCTGCGGATAGATCGGGAGAGAATGCGTCTATTGAGCTTTTTAAGATACTAGCGTCATCAGTAACAGCCGTTCCCATTGTACCCGATCCTTCCCTAAACTCCTTACCGCCTAGGTCTCTAACCATGCGATAAGCTATCTCGGCATCTTCTAGATTCGGAGCACGAGCAAAGCCTACCGCACCGTTGTCAGCAGTAGCTAATAATGGAACCAAGTTTCTGCGTCCATATAGCCTTTGAGCATCGGTAGCTATCTCAGGGTATCTCTGATAGATAGACAATAGCTGCTGCGTCAGGTCACCACTAAGATCTCCTGCCTGCTCAAACACGGTCGTATATGCTTTGTTTTCTAGCTCTTTTAGAGCCTCGTCTGTCTGACGCATTCCACGGATGACATTCTTATCCATTCCTGGTGTTAAAGATCCCGCTAGCTCTTCTTGTGCTCTTGCTGAAGTAATACTAGCTCTTTCTTTGCCGCGCCTCAGCACTTCTGCGCCAGACTGCCCACCCTCTACTACATAATTCTTAAGGACCATTGCAAGGGTCGCGTTGTCGGCTATAATCCTGCCGTCAATGATGTCTTGAACTATCTCGTCGGATGACTTGCCGGTAGCCTCAATGATTCTCATTATTTCAGCTTGAACAGCGTTAGAGGCTCTGTTGCCAAACTTCTCTCTAGCGTAGTCAGCAACGCCACGGAATATACCGCCACCCGCTCTTACTGCGCCTGTTAGTCCCGCAGGAACAGCAGCACCAATTAGCGTCCCTGTGCCGGTATCTAAAGCCATGCCGGTAAGAGTGTCTGCCTCAGAGGG